GGCTGCATCAGACGCAAGATCCTGCATCTGCTCGATGGCTTCCTCTACCATAGATATGTCTGACTCGGACATCTCACTGTCCGGAGGGAGAGCTGACAGCTGCACATCCAGCCAGAAGACGAAGGTTCCTGTTCTTCCGGACGGCTCTGTGACCACGAACTGCATCCTGGTGCGACCGGCCACCTGTGTCATGACTTCGGCCAAATCCGCCGTCACTACGTTCCCGGAGATGGAGACTCCTGTGGATCTCACGAAGAACTTTCCGTCCGGCTTTGTCCCCTGCACGTATACGCTCGCGCCTTCGGGTGCATAGGGTGTCTCGTCGTCATAGAGCGATGCCACGAGTCTTCCGACCCCGTGGTCGTACTGGTCTACATGGACGAGTACCGGCGCGCTGTCCGGTGTGATATTAAGATCGAATTCCTGAGTGTTCATTCTTCCCTCCTTATGATAGCTGCACGCTTCCGTATGATGAGCCGTTCACGTAAACGGCAAGATATTTGTGATTGTTGGCCTCGTAGGTCATCAGCTTTGTCTCGTCCGTCCCTATCAATCCCACGTAATCTCTGAGCCGTCCGTTGCTGATGTATACGATTCCCGTATCACTAACGACCAGCTGCGTATTCCCTCCGGCAATGGTGGACATCTTTTTGGCCATAACACCGATATAGTTCTCATTGGTGTTTATATAGGTATTCCCCGAGTGCGTCCCCATGTGGGTACTCGCTCCCACGACCCTGACTTGATACGCGGTGCTCTCTATGGCGATCCTGTCATTGCCCGATATCAGAAGGGCGTTTTGTCCGCCGAAACCTTCGGACGGTCCGTAGGTGAGCTCCGTCCGCAAGTTGCCCTGCCCGAACCGAGCTGTAGAACCTGTGATGAGTCCGGTGAACGTTCCGTCTTTCATGACCAGCTCGCCGGTTTCCATGTTCAGATAGAATTTATCGTTCAGATCTGTGAGGATTCCGGTCTTGACCGCATCCGCCACTATCGTGCCATCGACCAGGATCGCAGCATTGTAGGGTCCGTCTATACCGTGAGATGACCCGCCGAGGCCGTTCTCGTTCAGCCTCATGACCTTCTGCGCCGTCTCGATGTCGTTCGTGTCCATAGCGAGCAGCTCCTTCCACTCGCCATCCTGTCCTTTGATCGCGACTATGTAGCCATCTCCGGAGGAGAGCCACGCCGTGGCCTTATTTATGGCATTCCCTGCCTGTGTCTTTGTCTTGTCTATCGCTGCGGCTGTCCGGACGTTCTGGTCGTTGATGCTGGTGGCCAGTGAGGCTCTGATCGAGCCGACTGTGATGTCGTCGTATCTTTCCGACAGGACATTCCACGTATATGCCACGATCTTCGCCTTGGTCTCTATATTCAGAGGCTCGAAGCGCACCGTGATGGTGTCGCAGAGATGCACCGTCTGAAGATGAGCGAGCTCTGCGTATTCGATGGTATCGGCCAGATTCACGAAGGAGACCTTGATTGATACCGTAGGAACTCCGAGGTCATGCTTCGTGACATATGCCTGCGCTGCCGCTCTCAGTGTGGCCTCGTCAGGGGCTTCTTCATAGTCTCCGGACATATCCAGCGGAATGGTGAGCTTTTCCGAATAGCTCGGGGCATACTGCGAATAAACGGCTTTTTCCGGGAGTGTGACCACTTCCGTGCCGTCCATATTCGACCAGAATGGCACGACTCCGGTCACGGTCTCTGATATGATCTCTTCCTGTGTCAGGTCGATGATGTTCTTCCCGTAGCGAAGCTCTACGCCGTTATCGTGTCCACGGTTTTTGTGGAGCTTCACCTTGTAGCCGTCCCACTCATATTCCCCGCCGAACTGATCCAGCACGGAGCCTTCTATGCCGCCGAGCCTCTGTCTGATAGTTGAAGGAGTGGTCTGATTGTATCCGGACAGAGTGGTGACATCTGTCTCGAATGTAAAAGGACATTCCTCGACTGCGTGAGACTTGAGCCCCTGAAGGGTATCATTGCACGCAGTAGAAGAGGCTTCTACAGAGAAGGGCATGGCTGTGTTCTTGTTTAGGTCATACGAGATATGTCTGGCATAGACTGCCACTTTTCCGTTCAGCGGCTTCGTGATCTTGTAGATCCTGAAGGGCTGGAGTGTGGCATCCACATAAGGGATCACGCCGATGATGGCACGGTTTCTGATGTCAGCATAGTGCTGTCCGGTTACGGGAAACACCATCGCCAGCTCATACTGTCCGTTCCTCTGTTCAGTGACATAGCAGGAGATTGCATCTGTCAGCCGGCCGATGCCGTTCGTCGTGAATGTAGTTGTAGCTTCTGCGAATAAAATCGGGGTCATACTGTCCACCACTTCGGGATGATGTCGAGGATCCCGCTGTATGTGATCTCATTGAGTCCCGGTGTCAATTCCGGGAATACTCCATTTTCGAGCACTATGTTCGAATTGCAATTCGTCGCACCTTTATAGGCTTCCTGAAGTTCGCAGTCTATGTCTGTGTATTCATCAGCTGATATGATTTCGATGCTTGTATCGCCGACCGTCAGCGTGCCGGTGCCATATGCTCTGATGATGGGCTTTGATGTGAACTGTGTGCGGTTGTAAATCTGTCCGGATGCGTTTATCGTTATGACCTTGTCTCCGCTCTTCAGGAAGAGGCGGGGATCGCAGTCGAATGACAGCTCGAAGCTGCCTGCTCTGTTGAGCGTGGACATCTCCGGAGATATGCCGCCGTTGAACATGGCACGCCTGTAGTGATCCGGATGATATGAGTCTGCCAGGATCTTGTATCCTCTCTGCGCGCACAGGAATGCCTTGAATGCGCTGTAGTTCTTCTCGAAGTCCTCTGTGATGAATGCAGGATAGATGATGCTCACATTCGAGAAGCGGCCATTATCGACGTGAAGGTCCCCGTTCCTGCCCGGCACGGAGATACTCTCCACGTCCCTGGTCGGTGATATGAATGTGCCCGATCCTGATATATGTGCTTTGAAGTCCTCCGAGGATCTCCCGGAGAACATCAGATATTCATAAGGTATTACGCCCATGCTGCCTCCGCCTGCTGCAGTCTCATAGTGATTATCTCGTCAACGCGATTCGCTATCTCTTCCGCATCCTGTCCCTCAGCATTGATGATGATGTTGGTGTCGCCTATGCTTACGTCTCCATGTCCGCCCCGGACAGCCGAGTGTATCATCCCCATGAGGGAATTCTCACCGACTATCCACTCCGGGCCAGCCTCGCCTCCACCGAGCAGCTTGTTCCCCATGGCTCCGAAGATAGTCGGAGAGGTCAGTCTGATACCGTTCGCCATGGCTTTTGAATACCAGTCTATGGAGAAGTTGGGAGCACTCGGGGGATTGAGGCTCCATTCACCGGATACCCGTATATGCGGGAGCTTAATCTTCGGGAACTCGATGTTCGCATTCTTAAATATGCCCGCGATGGAGTCTCTCATGAACTCGAACCGGGATATAATGTGGTTCACGGTTCCGGCCGTCATCTGCTCGGCTCCGGAGAGGGCACGCTTCCAGTCTCCTGAGAAGATACCCGCGACGAAGTTGATAAATCCTTGCAGATAATCCTTGAAGTTCTGAATCTCGCTGTTTATCATGTGCAGTCCGGCCACGAATACGGGCGCCAGCGTAGCGCTGAACTCATCCCAGAGGGGCTTGACTGTGTTTATCACGTCCGTGATGCTCTGCTTGATCTCGGCCCACGACTTATCTACTTCTGATGCGAACTCCTCATCGTTCTTGTAGGCCGTCACGAATGCTCCGGCAAGAAGAGCGAGAGCTCCGACCGCTACAGCCACAGGAGCAGCAATCCCGGCGATTCCTGCGCCGGCTGCTGCAGCTGATGATCCGGTCGCAGACAGTGCTCCGGATGCTGTCCCGAGGGCGGGGGTCAGCTGTCCAATGAAGGAGAGGAGCTTTCCGCCTCCTGCGACAAGTGATCCGATTCCTGTCGTGACTTTTCCGCCTATTATCAGCAGAGGAGATATGGCCGCCACGAGTGCCGTGGTCTTCACTATGGTCTCTTGTGTCTCCGGATTGAGGCTCTGGAACCAGTTCGCCAATTCCTTGACTTTTTCGGCCGCTTCTTTGATGTAGGGGGCGAGGACTTCGCCTGCAGTGATGGCTGCGCCTTCCATGGCCGACTTTGCCTCGACCCACGCGCCGGCTGCATTGTCCTGCATTATCCGGGCCATCTCTTCGGCTGTACCGTTATATGTCTCCATCACTTCCTGCCCGGATGCCATAGCCTCCGACAGAGGGACTATGGAGCCGTCTGCCAGCTTGGCCATCGGCTCACTCGCTCCGTCGATTGCTGTGGCGAGCTTGTCGTAGTCCTCGGCTGTAGAATTAACCACGGCAAGAAGGGCAGGCATCGCCCTTGCTCCTGCGAGCATAGCGGCCGCTCTTGCCTTCTCGGCGGCTTCCGCGCCATATGCCTGCTGGATGAGCTCGTCTGTGGCATCTCCGAACTTCTTCTCTGTCAGCTCACCGTTCTCCAGCTGCTCTATCAGAGACTCCATCTGTGCATCGAACTCCGATATCGGCATATTGATGTGTCCGAAGGAGCCCCTCAGCTTGTCCATGATCTGCCTGAGTGAGTACATATGACCCTCATCATCGGCAAGAGATATTCCGAGCCTGTCCATGGCCATCTGTGACTCTTTGGTGGGCTTCGCCATTCTTTGGATGATATTTCTGAGGGCAGTACCGGCCATGTCGGCCTTGATGCCGTTATTGGCCATGAGTCCGAGGGCCAGCGCCGTGTCCTGAATGCTGTATCCCATAGATCCAGCTTCCTGCGCGGCATACTTGAAGGACTCGCCCATCATGCTCACGTTTGTATTTGAGTTCGAGGATGCCGCTGCCAGCACGTCCGTGAACATTCCCGCATCCTGTGCCTTGAGTCCGAATGCCGTCAGTGCATCGGTCACGATGTCAGAGGTCAGCGCCAGATCTTCTCCGGATGCCGCTGCCAGATTCATGATCGGGGCAATGCCGTCCAGCATCTGCTGGGTCTTCCAGCCTGCCATTGCCATGTACGAAAATGCCGAGCTTGAGTCGAGCGCGGAAAACCTCGTGGTCGCGCCCATCTCCTTGGCCTTCTCTGTCAGGGCCGCGAGATCGTCTCCGGTCGCACCGGATATTGCTGCGACTTTTGACATACCGGCTTCAAAGTCCATGAAAGCCTTCCCGGATGCCGTGAGTCCCGCTGCCGCTGCAGCTGATACAGGCGCGAAGGTCTGCCCCAGGTTCGTCATGCCCTGACCGACGCCCTTGATCTTGTCGCCCATGTCCTGCATCTTGGTGCCGACGAGCTCGAGGTTCGAGGGGAGCTCTTTCAGCTTTGCCTGCAGGTTCGATAATTCGGTCTCGGCGCTGTTCAGCGCTTCCTTCCACTTCAGGGTCTTGGTGTCTGCTTCGCCGTACTTCTCCGCCGACTGCTCGACCATACTCGCGAGCTCTTTGACCCTCTGTTCCTGAGCTTCTATCTGCTGAGAGAGGATCTTGTGCTGCTCCGCGTTCTTCTTGAGACTGGTCGTGTTCTTGTCTCCGGCAGCCGTGACTTTGTCATATTCCGACTTCAGTGTCCGGGTCTGCTGGATGATATTATTTATTTCTTTCCGGTATTCGGCTTCGCCATCGATGCCGATCCGGGGTCCTATGTTTATGGCCATTTTTTACCTCAAGTTGATCGCGTCGTCATACGCCCATTTCTTGGGCTTCTTTTTGGGCCTTGCTGTGCCCTCATATATAGCGAGGCAGGCGATCATGTCCTGCATCTCTCCCAGGGGAGTGCAGAGGATCTCCTGCCTGCTCATTCCGAGTTTCCTGCCGTAGAACAGGAACCACGATAGGTTCAGCTCGATTCTGTCGTCTTTGTTTTTTTTTGCTTCTTCGGAGGCTCCGTCTCGACTGTCGGCTTCTCGCCGGAGTATGCCTCGACTGCTTCCTTGAAAAGCTGTGAGAATTCCTCTTCGGTGAGGCACATTGCCTCTTCAGCCACAAGAGGCCGGGGTTCATACCCCGGCTCTCTGAACTTCTTATTCTGCTCGAAGCCGTCGCTCATGATCGCCATGAACTGGGCTGCGGTCTTCTGTGAGTCCTGATAGGACCCATCGAAGAGGGTGGCGGCATTCTTAATGTCGCCATCCTTGCACAGCTCGGCTATCTTACAAGTGGCCATCACGCTCCTCAAGAACTTTATATCACGCCCATTGACTATCATCTCATACCTCCAGTGTCAGTCCTGTGAGGTCGTACTCTGTAGTCACGGTGTGCTCGCCGTCCGAAGAGATGACCTTGAACTTCTGCGTCTTGTCTGCGACCTTGACGACCACGTTCTTGTCTGCGAGGGATGTGATCTCTGTCAGGTCTGATCCGATGCCTACGCGCACCGATGTGGCCCTTGCGTCGAGATTATCGAAGCGGAGTGCCAGGAAGTTGCCCTCACCCTTCTCAGTCACCAGCTCACCCTCATCGAGGAATGCCAGTGTTCCGGTGATGCTGGTTCCGCCGACCACGACATCCGTCTGAATGTCGCTCACGAGCATTCCGTACAGGGTCACGCCCGGGCCTACAGGTGAGACGAGAGGATTCACGACATAGATGCCGAGCTTTGTCTGAAGCGCTGCCTCAGCCTCTGCCTCTGTGGCATACTCTGTCTCTGAGACGTACTTCCATTCATGGTTCGCATCATCCGAGCGGAGGATATTTGCCGTGATCTCCTGTGTCTGCCAGTCGATCTCCTCGCCCTGTGTCTGTGCGGACTGGTTGAACAGGCCGAACTTGCACTTCGGGATGATCGTAGGCACAAATGTGACGACTCCGTCGCTCTGATAGCGTGCTATGTAGCCGATGGCCACATAGGGGGTCTGCTTATTGTCGCCGTAGGGCACCCATCCGTCTGCTCCTGCTGCGGGCAGTCCCTGAATGAAGCGCTCGGCATCTGTGAACAGGCCGTCGACTGTCAGGGTCACGTTCCCGCCCGTGAATATGCCGCTCGAGCTCTCTGCGGTCTGGTTGTCCGCATAGAACTTGTTATCGTCGGAGCTGTTCGGCTCCAGCGAAACGCTCACGCCTCTCGCGAGGACTCTGCCGTCTGTGAATGTTACGATCCCGGCATTGGCGTTGTACTTTGCCACATAGGGCTTCGAGAAGCCTGTGCAGACACGTCCTGCCGCGAAGAACTGAATGTCAAATGGTATCTTCATCTTTGAACCTCCTTTAGTTCATTGCTTTGTTTATTTCTGCGTCAATGACTTTGGCCATTGTCGCCTCTGCTTGATCTCTTGATGCTCTAACTGCGGGACCGACAAATGGGTGCTTTCGTGTGAAGCTGTTCCCTCCTTCTATGGTCCTGGCGATCATAGCGTTCGGCTGTCCATGGGGATACTTCTTCGTTATCAGCTTGTTATTCCCGTGGAATCCGAGCTTTACGTGCCTGTATCCGTTCGTCGTGTCAGCTTTTGATATTCCGAAGCCCCCGCCCTTTCCATTGGGGCGACCTTTGAGCCCTT